ATAAAGTTGCGCAATGGCGTCTGACCAAATGCGGTACGCGTGTAATCCAGTTGTGTAATCTCAGCCGCGCCAACCGCCAGCAGCATTTGCATAAACTGACTGGATCCAAAACTACTAACAGCAGACCAGATCAGCGATGTAGCAACGCGAACGCCACCGCTGGAGTTTTGGTCGGTGTTGCAATAAACCAGATTTAACGGATCGCCATATTTCGCAAGTTCTTGACTGCCGTTAAAACCAAAGCGTGGTGCAAACTGTTGTTCTCTTGTTTGTCGCCGACCGCCTGCTGATGGTTTAGGCATCAGGAGCATTGACGCTACCTGAAACAAGGTGCCGATAATGGTCAGCACCAGAGCAATTGTTGCTGCTTCACCTTGTGGTGTTTCTAATCGCTGCGCTGGTGTCGTGCTGTAATCAAACTGGACAGCAAGAAAATCTAGGTATTCTTCCTGCGTAATTCCCAGCTCTTCAATCAGCTGATGCTCGTAAGGGAGTAGTTTGCGCATCACTTGTTAAGCCTGAAGTACCAGCCAGTGTTGGGGGGAATAGGACCGCGAATTACATAACCTGCTGGTCCGATAAAAAGTACGTCATTCTCTGCCAACACTGTACCAACTGCACCAACACCAGCACTAGGTAAAAGCACAAGGGCATGTGTTTCTGGTTGTTTCAGCCTAGTCCCATTCGTCAGCAACCACCGTGGAATGAAGTTTTTTGGTAGCGTTTTCTCGGTGTACTTGGCAAAGATTTCTGCCACTTCAGGAAGGTAGTTCCAGTAGCCGAGGCGTTGATGAACTTCGATGGCCATTAAGCAGCAGTCAACGGTGCCAGAGCCATCGCCAGGCATGGCGCCCCAGGCACGCTTGAGACCGATCAGGTCATTCATCGCAGATACAACTCAGCGTTGAGTGGCAGTGGACCGACTAGATCGCGTGTCAGGGTGCGGCCAGGGAACTGTGATCCAACGCTATCAATGGCAGAACGGAACCGCAACTCGATAGTTGTCTCGCTGAAACTGGCACCAATGCCCAAGTAATAATCCGTTACAGGCCGGTCGATTTGATTGTTGCCATCCAGCCAGGCTGTACTGAAAGTCAGTTGGCTAAGGCGGTTACCGTTAGCCTCCTCAACCAGCCGGAGCGCATACTCCAAGTTGGGAAACAACACCTGGAACTGCTGGTTTTCGCCGTTCAAACTGGCCAATGCACCATCCGCTCGGAATGGTGCAAAGTCGTAGGTTTCACCCAGCAACGTGCTGGTACTGCCAACGAAGTAGTTCTGAAAGCGGTGTGTCCTGCCTTGGGCAGTAACAAGCTTGAAATACTGAACAATTTTCAAAGTATTCATCAGTAGTTAAGTTCACCCGCTAGGGAAACACGGACGCGACTCAGGCCGGTGTAAACCGATTCAATATCAGGTGGAACCGCATATTCCCACTGGATTGCTGTTGGCGCTTGGATCGTGCCTTTAAGCGTGGTGCTCATACCAGCGAAGAGATCATCCGGCAAGGTGAACCGCTCGAAGCCGCCCTTGGAATTGTTGTAGTGATCAATAATCTGCTTGGTTGTGGCATCAGAAATGTTCTCAAATTCCAACTGGATCTGATACCCGTAGGCACGGTTGCCGAAGCTGCGTTTTGTTGTTGCGCCAGACAATGCGCGATAAATCTTCGTTGGGATTTGACCAAGCGTAAAATTACGCGTAGTAGGCTTGATGGCTGGGAACTGTTCGCTCATCGGATACCTACGCGACTACGGGTCTGAGGTGATTGTTGCAGTTTATCCAATGTCATACCCATTCCACGCTTTGCGCCGTCATTGGCGGCCTGCCTGCGTGTCTGAGCCATTGCGGCTTCAAGCTGATCGCGGCTGACGTATTCAGTGTTGCCGAAACGTGTGGTTTCAAATGTCATGTTTAGCATTTGGCCACTACCTGCGCTGGCTGGACTGCCACCCATTACGTCACGCAGTCTGTTGTTTGGCGTAATGTTGCCGCTTGTAGAAGGCGTAAAGATTTCAGGTCCGCGTTCACCAACCATGTAGGAGGCATTGCCTGTTACAGGACCGCCGATGGCGCGACCACCAACCAATGACCCCATTGAGAACGAAGCAGGATTAAAGGCCGATACTCCCGCGCCACCGCCGAAATTGGTTGCTGTTGAACCAACGCTGCCACCACCAACTGCGGCGCCAAGTGCTTTCAGAATACTTTGTAATACGATCATTGCCATTTGTTTTGCAATAATCTGTGCCGCCATCTCAAGAAACATATTGGCCACGCTTTTGAAGAAATTGCCTAGTGCCTGTTGAGCATTCATGCTGCCCTGGATCAAGCCTTGGAATGAATCTGCAAATGCAGCACCAATGCCATCGGCAGCTGTGATTGCCATATTGCCGATATTTGTTAATTCAGAAATCTGGGTCTTTAGTTCTTCTATTTTCTTGCCTGCTTTGCCGCCAGTAAGTCCTGGCATTAGATCCATTTGTGTTCCGAATGTACCGGTTGCGGTGCCACCCATGAAGGTACCGCTTAAACGATTCTGCAACGTTTTATCAAGTACGCCGGAGATGTCTAGCTGGCTATAAAGCTCAGCAGTTTGCTGTTCCAAAAGATCTTTTTTGTCCTTTGCGTACTTGTTGTTTGTGATTAGTATTTCACTTAATTGTGCGCTAGCAAGTGCCTGACGCTCTGACTCTGATTTGGCACTTTTTTGTAAATCAAGAAACTTGATGCGACGCTCAAGTGCAGTTTTGTCAAATTCGCCTTGAAGTTTTTCTTCCTTTGTCATTGACATCTGGATGTCAAGATCTGCTTCTGCTAGCGCACTTAGTTTGTAAGCAGCATCAAGTTGCGTCTGAGTTTGTTCGGCAAGACGTGCAGCATCACGAGCTGCCTTATCGGCTGCGCTACGGCCTTTTTTGTCACCACCAGTTTCACCAAGCAACGCTGGTATAGCAATAGGAGTTGTTCTAGTCGCAACGGATCCTGCCTTTGTTGCTGCTGATGTTCGACGGGCAACTTCTTTGTTGATTAAATCGTTTGTAATTAAACTTGTAACACTTGCCGCGTCACCTCTGTACGTCTTTCCATTTGCCTTGATTGAAACTTTGCCTGCACCAAACGGTCCTCCAGGCATAAAACCTGCTTGTGCACTTACTGTTCGTTCTGCTTGAGTTTTAAGTCCTTGCTTTGTTTGATCACTAATTGAACCAGCCGCTAACGCTTGATTGATGGAATTAACAACTTGAATAGCAAGATCAAGCACTCCTTTTAATTGTGGAGCCAATACTGTGCCAATAGTTCTTGCTAATCCTTCAACTCCGTCTGTTAACGTACTAAACTTGCCTTGCAGCGTATTGCTCTGCGCAATTGCACCATTTGCGTATTTGCCACCTACATCTGTAAGTCGTTGAATTGCAACTTCAACTGCTTCTGCGCCAATACGACCTTTACTAAGTGCCTTTTGGAATTCTTCGCCAGATAGGCCATACATCTTCCGCAGTTCTTCTTGAAGCGCAATGCCACGTTCTTGAAATTGCAGAAGTTCTTCACCTTGCAGGCGACCTTTTGCTTGCACCTGGCCATAAGCAGTTACAAGTCCCTGTAGTTCAGCACCAGTTGCACCAGCCACGTCAGCAAGACGTCGGGTGGTTTCAACAACTTTGTCACCTTCAACGCCAAAAGCATTAAGGCGTTTTGCCGAATCAATTAATTCTGTGCTGGTAAAAGGTGTTACCGCTCCAAGCTGTTGAAGTTCTTGGATGATTGCTTTTGCCTTTGTAACGCTGCCAGTCAATACCTCAAGGCTTTTGGTTTGCGTTTCAAGCTCTGCTGTTTTGGCAAAAATAAACTTTGCAGCCGAAATAGCTGTGAAGGCGCCAAGAAGATTGGTTACTGCGCCTCTAAGTCCATTTGTCGCTGTTGTTGCTACTTGCGTGCTTCTGCTGTAATTTTTTAGTTGATTTGCAGCGGAATTAGTGGCACTATTCTGATTATTTATTTTTGCAGTCGTACCGCCAACAGCACTTTCCAGTTGGCGCGAAGCCGTTGTGATTTGCTTGAGTGCATTGGCCGCCTGCTGGCCGTTTACCTCAATGGCTATGTTTGCTACTGCCACGGATCGACCACTTTTCTTGTGTCAGTCTACCTGTTGCGTCGCTTGGCTTTGTCCATTTCCTCGCGCTCGCGTTTTGCCTTCACCTCGTAGTACGCGGCAAAGTGGACGAACTCATCATCGGTAAGTTCCTGCCGCAACTGACTGACCGTCTTGCCTAACTCGGTGGCTAGGAAGAATTCAAAGAACAGCCAGTTGTCGGCCTCTAGTCGTTTTTTACTTCGTCCAGCGCCTGGGCTTCACCAAGGCCAAATAGGAATAGTTCCAATTCATTCAAAACTGTTTCTGGCAGTTCCCGTTGCAATTTGGCCGCATCCGCTGGTGCAAACGCTTTTTTGCCGTCTTCCAGTTCAGCCATTTGACACAGCATCTGAGTGCTGATCTCCAAGGCTTCCTCGGAACCAGAAAGCGCAGTCGCACGCTTACGGTCGGCGCGGGTGATCGGCTTGAAGTACAGCGACAGCACCACAGTGCCGTCTTCTTTTTTAATGTTGAACTGACGCCGTTGATTTAGGTCAAAAGCCCCGGTGAGCAGATCAACGGGGCGTTGTGTAGCAGCCATTAGATACCAAGTGTGATCGTACCGTTGGTTACAAAGTTGATTGTGACAACTTCCAACTCGCCAACCGTAGCACTGTAATCAGCAGAAGTAATCAGGATGTCACCTGAAATTTTCTTGCCGCCAGTTTCATCGAGATAAAGCTCGATACTTGCGTTGGCTGGATCAGTAACGGTACCAGCTTCCTTGAGCAGATCAAGTTTGTCACCTGCTCCAGGTGCGTCGTACATCACCTCCATAGATCCAGAGCCTGCAACCAGACTGCCCATGTTGGCTTTGTAAGTCGCGCCATGGGCTGTGGTTTCAAGCACATCCTTCTCTACGGTCATTGACCAGGAACGCACTGCTGCGATTTCGGAAATACCGCCAACGGCATCCTTATCAAAGAAAACTGTACCTTGTTCGCCGCGATAGAAAGCCATGATCAGATGGAGGTGGTGATGGTTCCAGTGGTCACAAAATTACAGGTGATGACTTCTAGTTCACCAACTGTGGCGCTGTAGTCAGCAGATGTAATTAAACCAGCAAAACTAATTTTCTTGGTGCCGGTGGTGTCCAAAAACAATTCAAAAGTTGCCGCACCTTGATCAGTTACCGTGTTGGCAGCCTTGATGAAAGCGTTGGTTTCATCAGCACTACTGGCAGAGTAGATCAGTTCAACACTGCCACTACCAGCAACAAGACCACCGATGTTGGCTTTGTAGGTTGCACCCAGAACGGTGGTTTCTAACACGTCCTTCTCAATGGTCATTGACCATGCGCGAGTGGATGCAATGGTGGTGTTAGCAGAACCAGCATCGTCAAATTTGACGGAGCCTTGTTCGCCTCGATAAAAAGCCATGGTTAGAGATCCTCGAAGGTTTCAAAGGTCATTCTGACCTGTGTTTGGAAGTACCCTTCGGGAGACGGCGTGGCCACCACCTCTGGGCCGGTTGGGGGATCAAAACGAACCCCGGATACGACAATTCTATTG